TAAAAATCTATCTGCTATTAAATCTAGTATTGATTGAGGTATGGCAGTCAAAGCTGCAGCGCCTTCAGACACTTCTATTCTATTACCAGCTAATACTTCTTCTTTTTGTGCTTCTCTGTTAGATCCATAGAAAAATGGCAAGTTAGCAGCTAATCCGCCCACTACGGCTCCAGCTGGGCCACCAACCAAAAAGCCCGCAGCAGAACCAGCAAGCGTACTACCAAGTTGTGGAACCTGAGATCCTAATGTAGCACCTGCATAGTCAAAAAAACTACCTACATCTTTTATATCATCTAGCTGTCTGGCCGCCTCTTGACTTGCCTCTAGTTCTTTTCTGTTACTTTCTACAACAGACGCACCATAGTTTTTAAGAAAATCAAGACCTGTAGACTCACCTATACCTTCTACAGCAGAGCCATATGCTTGCTGTATAGTATCTATGCCTCTGCCTATATTTCTTGTGAATAAATTGCCTTGGTCTTGCTCTACTTGCTCTGTAGTCAAACCTTCTTCTTGTGACAAAATCTGCGTGATTCTCGCCATTTCGGTTTGTGTTGGGGTATCACCATCGATAATAAAGGGATAAGACTTACCAGTAACTCTACTAAATGTGTTATATGTTCCCATTTGTTAACCTTAACTTTTATTTAGCTGCACTGTCACTTACATTCATACTTAATCTAGAAAACCCTGCTAGTGGTAATAATCTTTCTTTTTGAAACTCTAACTGTGCTATTGCATCTTGTATAGTTTTAACATTTGCAGGATCTATAGCTTTAGCCATTTCTGTTCTATATTTAGCAATATCTGAATCAATAGAACTTATAGCAGCTATAGCATCTTTCTGTGTTAAACCAGACTTTTTGCTTGCTAATTTAACTCTAGCATTAAGAATATCATTTAATCCCTCTTGATATCTTTCTTGTGCTTCTCTGAAAGCTGTCAAACCTGCTGTACCGCCCTCTCCTATGGCGCCTGCCAGTGTTGGCTTATCGGATGACATAATAGAGAGCCCTGCTTGAGCAAGCGCCATATATCTATCAAAATCTCTGTCTTTTTGTAGTTGATCTTGTCTATTTAACAACTCTTGTTCTAAAGTTGTTAACTGTGTCTTTGGCTCATCGCCACCTTTTGGCTCTGTTTTTGCATCAGGATCAATGCCTCTGTCTGTAAAAAACTTTTTAGACTCTGCGTCAGTAGGCAAATCTAACGTTCCCTCGCTATATATATCTTCTTTTTCTAAATCAAAAGGAAAAGTTTTCTTTAATTCTTCCAGCTTCTTTTTATCTGGTCTTCTTTTTTGCATTTCTTTTTCTAATATTGTTTTAGGTAATTCATCTTTTTTTGCATCTATATTAAACAAGTTAGGGTCAACTCTTTTCATTTGACCTGTAGGACCGCTAGTTACAGTAGTGGGTTTAAATATATCAAGAATACTTTTTGGTCCACCAGCACCACCACCTCTTTTTGCTGCTCTCTTTTGCGCAGCATTTAATTCTTTTTCACCATCATCTAAAGTGCTTGCCTCAGCAGACATTATTCCGCTTTTTATAGGGGTAGCATCATATTCAACTGGACTCATTTTACTAACAACATCTTTAAAATAAGAAAAGTCTGCTGGATTTTTTATATTTTTTAATCCTCCTAATCCCACATTATAAGCAGATATGGCACCTGCATCCGTGTCAGTGTTTTTTCTGTAGCCTGTAAGCAAATCTGCCATAAAGTTTTTAGATGTATCGCCTTCTTCTAACCTTGCATCAACCATCTCTTTATTATCTAAGTATGCCTCTTGAGCTGTAGCATATTTTTTACCTTTACCTATCTGACTCTCTAAATCTGGAAACATAGATTTTACGCCATATCCGGGCATAATTGCAGTTGATGGTCTAATTTGAGATAAACCCACCTCATCTAGACTACCTCTGGCTTTTACATCTCCACCACTTTCCTGCATTATCATGGCATTTATAAGCTCTTGTGTAGGTCTACCCATAGCATCAAAAAATCTGCCAGATTGCGCTCTTATAACGCCACCTTCTGCGTATTCGTCAACTTCACCACCCATCTTCATAGTTTTAGGCATCATAGAGCCTATGCCACCAGAATCTACACTTGCAGGAGCCATAGCCTCTGACATACCCATCATACCTGCTTGTGGCACACCAGCAGCAGCTACAGCCTCTTCAGCGACTGTAGGGGATTTCTGTGCCTGTCTAGCAGCAAACTCACCTTTTACCCTTCTACGTCTATTTAATTCAGACAAAATAAGAAACTGTGGTGCGTTACCACTAGGTTGCTGCATTTCCTTAACAAGCTGTTCTTCTGAAAAGTTTTTTAAATCATCTTGTATTTGTAAAACATTCATCATAAGCCAGTAATTCCCTTATATAATCCTAGACCAGCTATACCTGTACCTAATAAGTCTTTTACAGGATTGTATTGTTGAAACTTTGTAGTTTCTGTAGATGGTGTTACAGGTACACCACGCAAGATAGATGATAAAAATGTTAAATCCTCTCTTGGCATATCTCTTTGTCTAACAAAATCCTCGTATGCAATATCTAGACCTGCCTGCTCTCTAGCTTGTCTATCTTTAGCTATTTTCTCTAATAACTGCGCAGACTCTATGTCACCAGCTCTGGCTTTTTCACCAAGTGCAGCAAGCTGCGCTGATTGACCAGATAGACTCTCTGCTGCAGATAAACCCTGCCTTTCAGCATCTAATCTGGCAGCTCTGTCTCTCTCAAACTGTTGTTGTGCCTGCTCAAAAGCCTTTTGTTGCCCAACAGCTTGTATTTCACCTAGTTGTCTTTGCAGGCCTTCACCAGCAAGCGCTTGTGCAACAGCCTGTCTAGAACCACCAAATGCGCCTGCCTGCACAGCATCAGCATCTCTGCCTGCTTGTTGTCTGTTAAAATCTAATATAGCTTGTCTCTTTTGTACATCTAATACATTTTGTAAATACGGTGACATATATTGTTGAGCTTGTTCAGATCCAAAGTCCTGTGATTGAAAGCCAAGCCCCTCTATGGCTCTTCCCATACCTGCTGTTGTACCCGCTGTTGCTTGACCTAGGCCCGGTATACCGCCCTCTGCCACAGCTCTGGCTATTTCTCTAGATCTAGCAGTGTCAGTGTTTTCGTCTGCAAGTCTTTGGCCTTCAAAAGGTATATATTCCCTTTTAGACTCAGCTTCAGCTCTTTTTATCATATCTATAGCATATGGCTCAAAGTATTTCGGTAGTGAGCTTTGTACTATATTTTGTTCTGTTGGCTGTTGTGGTCTTGATCTACCTTTACCCATTGTTAATCTCCATGCGATAAGCTATATACTCTGGTTCCCAATTATATTTTTTTAATATCTTCATCCAAGCCTTTCTTCCATAACCCTCTAAATGACTGCATTCGCAATCTTTAGCAAAACTTGATAATTTTTCCATAGCTATTGGTAACCACTCCATCATTCTTTTACCACCGACCCAATCCATAGCCATAGCTTTTCTGTTTGGATACCATATTATTCTAGTGGTCAATGCTGCTATAACCTTTTCTCCATTCTTATCATCTACAATTAACCAAAGATTATAATAACCTTTAGTTAAATCATGATAAATATCATCTATGTGATATTTACCTTTGCTAGTTTGTATGGCTTTGTTAAGCATACCGCTTACATCGCTCCAAACTATGTCTATTGCCTCACGAGGCACTGCTGTGCATATCATGCAGGCAACATCATCTCATCAGGTATAGCAGGTGGCTGCTCTTTACCACCAGTTCTTAACTCTCTAACTCTATCCATCATATCTTCTAATTTATTAGCACCTGCATCTGAGGAGCCGTTTCCGAGGCCACTAACAACGTCAGCAGGCACAACAAACTCACCATCAGAAAGTAATACATCTTGATCTCCTTCCATCGAAGCAGGAATCATATCAGCCATACCATCACCAGCACCTTTTACCATGCCGTCTCCTTCTTGTGATTGAGCTGGTATATCTCCTGATTGTACTCTGGTTATCAAATCTTGTAATGCATCTTGACCAAACTGTGCTACAAACTGACCTAATATAACTTGTTGTTTATCTGGGTCATCAATCTCACCTTGTATTACATCAATAGCACTACTAATTAACTCTTTATCATTCATTCCATCTTTCATCATGCCACCAATGCCTGCATCCATAGCTTCAACTTCACCACCCTCTGCAAAGTTTCTTGGTATTCTGTAATTAAATTCACCCATTTTACCAGCATCATATCCAAACTCTGGAAAAACAGATGTATTTTTAATTGGCATGCCTCTAGGATATTCTTTTTCTTCTTCTTCTTTTCTGTATTTTGGCATTATCATTGAATCCGCAGCCAATCCACCCAAACCAGCACCTATAGCTTCTGGCCTAGTTAGTGCTTGTGTAAAAGTTGGAGTTGTTAAACCTGTGCCAACACCTGCGGCAGCACCTCCCATTTTAGCAGCTATATCAGGATTTAATGCTGGTGTAATACCGGGTGCCGATGTTAAAGCACCTTGTGTAGGATTAGCTCCAAATGCACTAGATCCACCTATAGCACTACCGATACCTCCTAAAGCTGCACCTGTTAAAACATCTTGTGTATCACCACCTTGCAGTAAAGAACCTAAACCACCTCCTATGGCACTAGCTACCATAGGATTAGCAACAAGGCTTAAGCCTGCTGGTCCTAATATAGCTGGTGCTGCTAAACTAAGTATTGCTGATAACATGTTACGCTCCTAGTGCTTTCATTCTATTAATTAAACGCTCTGCTCTGTTAGGCACTTGTGTTCTCCATTTCGAGTCATACATCTGGTTTGCGCTCTCAGTAAAGTCCATAATTGATATACTTCCTCTAAGTTTACTAAATTTACTTAGTCTTGTGTACCCCAAATTGTACATCATATTGCATAAAATTAATTGTGCCTCTTCTGGTAAATCATCAAAATTATCAAATAAATTTTTACAATCTGTTATAGTTCCTTGTATATCATTATCAAAACAGATGTTTACACGCTCTTCACTTACAGGTGTACCAACGGGTTGGCCATGCTCTGGGTCAGTATCACGGACCAGATGACCAATCCCAAAAGTAGGCAAACCGAGGTGATCCAAATAAATTTCATTTACGTTTCCCTCGTCTGCCTCTATTTCCTGTCGCAGTTTTTGTATATCCATTTACTGACTCCCTTGTCTTTGTTTTAACACACATAACATGTTTGTGATAAAAATAGTTTCCTATTTTATTAAAAAACTTAGATAAACTTAACCAAAACCACATCATTTTTTATGTGCCTTTCTTATACTTTCTTTGCCTCTTTTAAATATACTGGCAACTTTATTCTTACCCATCACCTTTGCTCTTTGCTCACCAACTGTAAGGATCTGTATCTTTCTCGCAAAAGGTTTACTGACTCTTTTAACTTTTGCAACCGTAGCTCTTGCGTCTGCTTCTGTGGCAAACTTGATACCAACTGTGTCTTTTGGGTTCTCATCTGTGTATAAACGTCTGCCAGAACCTTTTGGTTTCTTTCCTGTTCCAACTTTAGGATCTCTTTTTTTTGCCATCTTTCTTAGCCTTACTAGGTAATAACCCTTTATTTACTGCTCTTGCTCTTTCGCTAAACCCTAGCTTTTGTTTTTTTGCTAATTTTCTTCTAATTGTATGAAGTTTAGCTACCATAATTATTTCTTTCTTTTTGCTTGTCTAAAGTTTTTTGCGGTGGGTGCGCCCTTTGCGCCCTTCTTTCTCATCTTCTCTCCACTACCAGCTTTTATTCTTTTTCTTTTTTTATGTATGTTTGCGTATAAACTCATAACATGTATCCTTAAATGTCTAAATAAATCTTGTATTACTTTGTCAAGCCTTTCTGCTTTTCATATGTCCTAAGTCCTCCGATTCCGAGCATGCCGCCGAGGACAGTTAAAAGTGTACCCATATCAAATTCCGGCAAATCTGGTAGCTCTGCACCAGCAAAACTTGCACCGAATATAATTAGATCTTTTACA